AATAAGTTTGTCCAACTTTTCCATAAACACTTCTAAGAGTGATGATATTTGATTTTAAATCACCATTCTAAATATTTTTCTTTTTTGCCATAATTCATTAACGTAATATTTGTTATAGGGAGAGAAGCACCTCGTTCTCTCCCTCATCTTACCCCTATTTAATTATCTTTTATTACTCTTTAGCGCGAAGAATAAATGAACGATATGGATTGAATACTGCGATACCGCAAGTACCCCATATAGTCATCATACTTCCTGCAACTGGAGATGAAACAACTCCAGAAGACTTACCGTCACGACCACCTACACCAAGAACTTCATTGAATACATAGTCGCAACCCTTCAAACTAAACATCTGAATAGGTGGCTGTGCAGAAGTCTTACCAGTAGTTAAGTCAAGACAGAGAGCGAAAGGCTCTGGATATTCACGTGACAATGTTCTGTCAACCTTGAATACAATTGTATTAGAACCCCATGTATAAGCATCAAATGTAGCACCTACATTAATATACTTACCTTTACCACCCTTAGACCAGATGTAAGCCTCATCAGTCTTGCGATTAGACAAGTAATTACCAAGTACATTCTGTACAATACCCCACATTCTTTCATTTACCATGAATGTGAATACGTTACCCTCAGGATTCTCAGCCTTCTCAACCATAGTACTGATGATTTGCTGGAATGTCTGAATAGTAATCTTATTTGCAGAATATTTAGATGCGAATCTCTCAACCTGAGGAATAACACCGTCACCAATCTCAATTGGACGACCTGTAGCACGATCAGCAAGTGTAGACTTACCATCAACACCCATAGTACCACGTGCCATAAGCATCATATTCTCACGTTGATATAAGAAGTTCTCGATGAGGTTCTTCTTCATAGGCTCAAGACGATAAATAGTCTCAGTCAAGCAACCCTGATCCTTACCCTCACCAATTTTGATAAATGAATCTTCCATCAAAGCGTATTTTGCAGAGTATGAATCTTCAACACGAATAGTACTCATGTAGTTTCTCATACGCTCAATGTTAGATTGATATTTTACATAACCAGTCTCATGTAATTCTGGCTTAGCATTCATTTATGTTAGCTATATATTTCTATATAGATCAGACTATATCTTTTACGCATATTATTGCGAAAATAAACATTTCACTCAATGTATTTATAAACAAATCCTTTATAAGATTTACGAATATTTACCAAATTTTTATAAACGCCTTTTCCATTTTCTTTATAACATTCTGATGAATTTTTATAAACTTTAATTAAATTTCCATTTATATCGTATTTACCAATAGGTTGTTGAGATACTTTTAAAGGTTTATTATAAACTTCATATTTTTGTAATCCCCAGAAATATCCAGATTTAGTAAGAGTTTTATGACGAATTGCTTGATTGATTCCATCATTTTTAAACTCTTTTAATGCTTCTAGATAATTCCATTCTTTTAAAAAATTACCATTTGAATCGTATTGATAAATATTTCTATTTTTAACATATTCATCTCTTGCTTTAGAATATGAATCAGCTTTTACATAACAGAAATAATATTTTCCATCAACTAAATTTCCAAGTATTGCAGATTGAGATGCTTGTGAATATCCTGTTGCTCTAGTCGAAGAAAATTCATTTAAATATTTTCCATCAACAGAGTATTGATAAATAACATTTTTAATTTGTTTTTTACTATATTCACTAAGATTAAGTTTTTTAACTTTGTCTTTACTCCAATAAAAATTAGCACAAGTCATATTAGACGAACAAGCGTCTGAAATACTTGATTGTTTTCTATCAACTGATAGAGCAGCTTCTTTAAAAGATTCGAAAGTTTTAATATAATTTCCTTCTAAATCATATTGATGTACTTCTTTAATTGGACAAGAACCTGGGGGAATTTGTCCTCCTAAAATCATATTATATACATCAGGACGTTTTAAAAAATCCTCATCTACTAATCTTTTTTCTTCTAAATAAGCTTCTTCTTCATTTTTATAAATTTGCAATACACATCTATTAAAATTAGATGGACCATATTTTTTAACTGCACATTCAAATGCTGTTTTCCCGTACATATAAGTACTAGGACAATTATACATAATTCCACATCCTAAATAACCATCAAATTTAAAAGGGTCTTTTGTTTTGTGTACACCTATGTATATTTTGTTATTTATTAAATTTGTAGTTTGGTAAACTATCCAATACATTTCGTTACGGCTTGCGCCTAGTCGTTGAACGTTATTATATTCTTCCATATAATCACTTAAATTATTTTAATGAATTTAAATATAATCTTCGCTGCTGATTAGCATGTCTTTCGATTTAGCTTTCCAGCAATTAATTTATTTTTACATCAGCAATACTATAATTATTTTACCGATGAAGTGGGTTAAAGCACCTTCATAGCAAGCATCCTTGTCAAGTACAGAAGAATAATCGTCATCAATCAAACGAACCATTACTGACCACATGTTATCAGCCAATCTAACAGGTCTAGATGTTACAAAACATTGCTGACCTGACTCTTCAATCTTGAAGATCTCATGTTGCTGATACCAATTCTCTGTAAAGATCATTTCAATCTCTGAACCATTAGCTCCATCACCTTCTGGAACTGCTGCGAACGGAATACGTTTAATTTGGTTGGTTTCCAAAATTTAGACTATATCATTTATTTCTATGATATTTAAATATGTACTCACCAAAGTACCTATCTCCCATCTCTATATTTTTAATTTTAGCAGATGGAACATTATATTTCTATCTTACTTCTTTTACAGAATTTAATGTTTCTATAAAATTACCATACTTATCATATATATCAACCTTTATTCCAAAAGTTCTTTCTGGAACTTTATCAATTTCTTCAAATGACATATAAAAGTCTTTATACCATCCTTGTTTATATCTAAAAGCATCTCTAATTATTTCCCAAGAATATTCAGATATGATGGACATTATTTCTTTACCTATCCCTTTTCCAATTAAATTGGAATCCTTATCATAAACATAAATAAGAGTCTTAGCATATTGTTTTCGTGCTTTAGGAATATATTCATCTACCATTGAATCAGACACATAGTAGCTATTTAAAACTAAACTATTTTGTTTAACTGCTTTTGCTACTACTTCTTCTTTAGTTCCTATATATTCAGCACATTTTTTTCTAGATATAAACTCACCTAACCATTTACCATCTTTATTATAAAGATGTGTAACTTTAGGTTCTCCCCAAGGTTTTGAACTACATTCTGATATATTTATAGTTTCAGTTGAAGCCCATAAAGAATCTAATAATGGATGTTTATCATGAATTGCATATTCAAATTTCTCCATAGGTAAATTATAAAAGTCATAAGCCTCTTTAGAAAATTCCCATTTCTTTTTTAAATTTCCTTTTAAATCAAACTGATATAGAGGTTTATACATATTATAACATTTTCCACCTAAACATGCATTATATACATGACTTAATTTTATAAAATTTATATCCACGATTTCTTTTTCTTTTAAATAAGCTTCATTTTCATTATCATAAATATATAAAATACTTCGTTCAAAAGAATTAGTTCCATACTTTTTTACAGCATACTAAAATGGGGTTTTAGGATACATATAAGTACTAGGTTGTTGAATATACACTCCACATCCAATATATCCATCAAATATTTCTGGATTTTTTGTTTTATGTACTCCAACATAAATTTTATTAATTCCGTTAATTTTAGATTTTAAATTTTTTGTAAGATAGACAATATATTTCATGAAATAATTCAATTTTTTAATTATATAAAATAATTTACGGGTCTCCCCTAGTCGTTGAACACTGCTGTCATCACAGCCATGCTGCTGATAATCATATAGACTTCCCAGCAATTTAAAGAATTTATATGGAGGTCAAAACCAACAGAAATATCTAACCTCCCACTCGAAGTAGTTAGAGTCAATAGGCTGGTATGTATTAGCCTTCTTTGTCTCACCGTAATAAACGTTTCGAAGTGCTTCTGTAAAATATGTCAATGTTAATTGTGGGTACAAACGTGAAATTACACCAAGACGGTGAGGCTTGCTACCCATGAATTTATTAAAATCTTCGTAAGTACGAGTATCCATTTGTTATCCGTAAGGCTCTTTATCCTTACGTTCTATTAATTTCTTAATAGTTCGGACTATATCATCATCATTTAAGATGTTGGGCGCTCGTGTCAGTATTATATTCTATAAGGAGGTTGTGGACCTCTTAAATCAAAATCCCAAATCATTGCAGCTATTGTCCAACCAGGGATGGGAATCATCATCAATAACCAAAATATAGGAATTTGAATTAAATACCATAAATATTTAAAATAGTATGTCATAGTTTCAACTGTTAGTCTCTGAGCCTTCACACTTTGTTAAAGGTGTGCTTGGCTGCTGATTACCATTTCAAGCTTCCAGCAATTCACCCAATTTGCATTTAATTATCACTAATTAAAGGGGCAATACTTTACCCATCGTACTTCTGTTAGTTACGAAATTTGCTACAAGCATATTATAAAAATTTAATCTAAAAAGTTACATCTCAATTACCAATCTTCATCATCTACAAAATCTTGGTTAGGTGTCGTAAGAACAGGTTTATTTCCCTTAGTTATAAGTGTAGAGGTTGGTTTCGCCTAAGGTTTCCCGATCATTCTGGAAAGCTCCTCCACAATCTTGTCTCCATTCAACAACCAAAAGGCTGCTTTAGTATATAAGACAGGATTAGACATTGCTTTACCAAAATTACTCTAACCATTCTAGTCAAGATCTAAAATAAAGTGTGCCAACTCATCTTTATCATCGTTGGTCATCTCTATTTCCTAATCTCCAACAGTATTAAAATCTCTGATAACGCTTATAATATCATTAGAGAATCTATTATAGCTTTCTTGTTGGGCTTGTTGTTGCTAAATAGCCAAGTCTTGTTGTTCTTGTTCTTGCAGCTATTTGTAATGATCTCTAACACTCTTGACAGTTGCATCAAATAAAGCAGGATTTTGTTTTGCACTTTCTAATGCTGCGTCAAGATCTTCATCAGAAACATCATCTCCCAATTTGTTAAGGACATCTAAGATATATATCTCGTCGTCAGAGAGATTATCTATTTCAGTAGGTTGAGGCTGGATGATTTCAGTAGACTGTGTAATAGCGTTCATAAAATCATTAACTGACATCTGAGATTGTCTGATTTGATTAATCAAACCAATTTCTTGCTCATCAAGTTCAGTTCCCTCTTCTGTTTGGTCAGTCAAGATATTAACTTGCTCTTCGGTAGTTAAATCGTTCCAATCACGAGTAATAAGTTGACCATTTTCATCTTCAAAATTAATTTTACTAGGATCTGAAATACCAAGTCTTTGTAAGACCTGTGTAGTTAGATCAGGTTCATCATTTTGTTGTTGTTGCTGTTGCTATTGTCCATTATCGACAATATCATCGTCTTCGTCGTCAAAATCGACGTCTAATACATCATCATTCATAATTTCATTATAAATATTAAAGCGTAATAACTA